CAGTTATATATCTTTGATAATCTGCAAAAGTATTTTGATAACCTAATTTACCTGCTACATTTTTTTGAAAATATGCTCTATTTATTTCAAATGATTTTTGTCTTAAACCTTGCGCCATATTTAAACCTAAATTTAATAAAAAAAAAGGTGTATCAGCTTTTGGTAATTGGTAATTATCTAATTTAGATTTACCAGTTGCTAATGCTACTTTTTCTGCACTTGCTTTTATTTGATTAGAACTTGCTACACTTGTTTTAGATGATCCGCTACTTGTATGTGGATTAGGTGTGCTTGTAGTTTTAGATGAAGAAGATTTTTTTGATGATGTAGTTTTTGCACCAGAATATCCAGATGAAAATCGTGAACTTGATGAATATGATTTTCCTACCATGTTATTTTTTAATTAAATATGTTAAACTCATAATCAGATTGTATCTGTAAACGATCATAAGTTTTTGTTCTAGCTTTTCTTAACGACATAACTGCATATCTCATTGCAGATATTACATCATCATTAGCTGGTACAATCTTACCATCTTTTCTATGATACATTCGTAATTCTTCTAGCAGTTTACCTTGATTTTTAAATATTTTCAACCTTTGTGTTTTAAACCTAGTATATATCTCTTGAACACCAGCTTCTACGGAGTTACCTCCAGAATTTTCTTTTTGTCCATTAGCAGGTGGATTACTAAAATGTTCTCTAGTCATATTAACACCTTCTTCACGATATTGTTGTGTTAAACTTTTACCAGAACCTTTATCAGCTTGTCTTCCATCCATAGGCCATACTACAGGAATATATCTGCCTCGCATTTTAATTGCTGATGCATGAATAGGTACTGCTTCTTGCCTCATAGCATAACTATCATAAACATAAGCTATATCTGTATCTCTATCCCACGCAACCCATACTGCGGCTGTTGGGTGATCCCAACCAAAATCCAGCCCACAAATTTTGGGCCAATGATCTGGTATTTGTATTTCATCACATATTACATCTTCTTCTGCTATAGGAAATACTAATCCAGAACCTAATTGTGGTATTCCACGTTCACGCATTTTTCTTTCATGCGGCGGTAATGCAGATAAAATTTGTTCTCGTACTTCTGGTGTCATGTGAGGCGCATCATCCCAACCTGCTGTTATTAATGCTTGGCCTTTACGTAAATTATTTAAAAATTGTGCAACTGTTTCTGTCATACCGCTTTCTGGTGTAAATGTCATATAAACAATACCACCTTTATCGGCTGTACGGGTTAATGATTGAGTATAAATTGGTGTAGGTGGTTCTTCATCAAGCCAAATCACATCTACACTTTCACCCATCCATTTTTCTTTACCCATATCATAAGATTTAAAACCAATTCTAGAATTACCACCAGATTTATGTTTAACAATTACAGAGTTTAAAGCATTAGGTACACCTGCTTTTCTAATAGTATCTACTATGTATTTTTTAGGTATAGAACCAGTACCTTTAGCGGCAGGATCGTCTGGTTGGCCGATAAGTTCTTTTTGGCAAACATCCCTAGTGGTTTCGTTAGAAACTCCCCCAGCCCAAGCACGTATTGGTCTGTTAAACCGTTTACCTTCCCACCACGTTGGGTAGTAACCCGTCACATGGTATGCCATTTCCATAGCCCCACAAAAGGACTTACCGATCCTATTACCAGCCATAAGCAATCGCTGTTGAGCAATTGTATTATGAAATTTTATTTGGTATTCGTATGGTGCATAATCATTCATACGATTAGTAGCTTTTCTATTTTCTAATTCTTTAGCAATTTCTACTGCTCTTGCTAACGCTTCATCACTCATTTTTCAATATATATTTTCTACGTAATTTTCTAGGCGTTGTTAATGCAAACAATTCTGCTTCAGTTCGTTCTAGTTTACTATCAAAACCATGATGTACTTTAGCAGTATTTTTAAACCTATCAACAAGAACATACCTATACACATAATTACCTTTTTTAAAATGCAATATTGTTTGTAAATCCTTAATAGGTTTAACCATAAGCACTAATAGTTTAAATTTTTTATATATGCAACCTATTAACTTAGGTTAATATTAAATATACCCCATGAGTTTGCGAAGTTATCCATTGATTAATGACACAAATAGCGTTTTGGGGGGTGGGGGGTCAAATCACGGGCGTTACTCACCATGTTTGCCCTGTGTCTGTGTGTGTGTATGTAGGAGAAAGAGAACAAAGGAGGGGTAATTAATAACCAGACCGCATCACATGAGCCAAGCTGAGAGAGTGCGTGTGTGTGTGTGGACATCCTTCTTTCACCCATAATACGCAGGTAATCAGAGCCATGAGCCTTCTACTGTACTATAGGTACTATGCTTATGTGTGTGGAGATATGGAGGAGTAATGGCCTAATTTAAAGAGCCAGACCCATCATCATTGTCGCTAAGTTTAACAATCTTCATTGTATTTAGCAGATGGTCTAGTTCCTGTCTTAGTTCTTCGTCTGTCTTCTTACCTGTTACATCTTCTATTTTTGTCGTAGTTTGGTAGCCTGTTCTGTCTAGTAATGAGTTAATAGCGCCAAGCTGTACTGAAGGCGTAGTTTTGTCGTTCTCTATCAACTTACGTAACTTATCCACCGCAATTGGTACGGCTGATCCAAGTAGCTTTTTAGTAGCTGTATCTATTTGAGTAGCTAACTTGTTTTTAAGTTCATAACCTTGTTGCTCGGCAGTCTTCTCGGAGTAACCCGCCTTGATGCAGGACTGTGTTGCGTTGCCTGTTTGACTAAAGTATTCAATGAACAGTTTTTGTTTGTCTGTGAGGTTTTGTGACATATTTGCAACATTATAAACTAAAGTTTTTTTTTATGCAATAGCTTGACAGTATTTAATTATTTATGCTAAATACTTAACTTATGTTAATTAAAAAAAGGAGAGAAAACATGAGTAAAACAATGCCTAGTGCAGATCACATTATTAAAGTTTTAGCTGATGAGTTAAAGCAAGAAACTGTAACTGTGATTAAAAGCGATAAACCTACTATGACCGTTTATGACGTTGAGCCAACGCTTGAGGAGGCCCAGAAAGCTGTCGGCGGTTATGTTGAGTTAATTGATCTTTATGAAATTGGTGAAGGTTGTTTGTTAGTTGATGAGGATGCTAAGTTAAAAAGAAAACCTATCAACGAACTAGCTACCAAACTTTATAATAAATTGTTTCATGGTGTGATTGCAGGTGATGTTATTCATATCAAGCAAGAGAATAGGAGGGAATGGTAATGGGTTGGTCAGAATATATTAAACAAGCGATTGAGGTAGGGCTGAAAAGTCCTATCCCATATAAAGTTATTCCATATAAAAATGGAGTAGGTATTAAAAAAATAGAGTTTATTAATCAAATTAAAAAGGAGAAATAACATGGGATATACTAACTATTGGACACAAAAAACGGATTTTACTGACAGCGAATGGAGTAAAATTAAAATGGAGGCTGACTACGTTCGTAGTTGGTCGGAGATATCAACTATATCTAAATACGTTGGAGTTGATATTAAAAAAGATAAAATTGAGATCGTAGGTGCTTGTGAAACCTTTGTTCTTAATAAATTTGCTAAAGTAAAACCAGACTACGAGGGCCAAGACGTTAGCCTTTATTTTTGTAAGACACGTGAAGCTGTCTATGATCTTGCAGTTTGGCATTTGCTGACCGCTTGTGCTTATATTAAATCAGATTTTGAGATAAGCCGTGATAATCATAATATTTATGAAAAAACTGAAACAGTTAAGGTTGAAAGCGATAAGCCTCTAGCTGTAAAGTTTAAATCAAATGATTATTGTGAAAACAATGAATTGCCTTTTGATCAAGTTAAATACTTTCAGATGTTTGATGAAGATAATGAGGATAAAACTAAAACCACATGGGTAAGGTTTAAACTTAAAAATAAGTTAAAAGGCAGAAAAGCTAATGGCTTTATAACCGCTATTGATAACGTCTTAAACATGGAACAAGTTAAAGACAATATTTTAAGGAGGTTGTGGGCATAATGTCAAATAAAACAGTTCATAGATTAACAATTACAACGGGGGCAGTAATGTTTCTTGTTGGTATAACTTTAGCTGTTTATGTTGAGGTCGTTTTCGGCCTCATCATAAGCGGTGGGGGTTATTTAATTTTTAACAATGCAATGAAGGGAGATAAATAATGGCAAAAACAATAAATTTAAAATTAAATGCAGGTGAAAGAAATTGTTTAATTAATATTGCAGGAAGATATAAATATAATTTATCTCATAAACCATTAAACAAATTAAACAAAAAGAATTTAAACTCTTTGTTTAAAAAAATTTTAACAATAAAAAAGGAGGAAAATAATGGCTGAACAAAACAACGCAACGGATTTTATACAATCTAGCAACAAAGCTAAAGCGTATGAAAAAAACAAAAATAAATCAAAAAAATACAACTATACTTATGAGGAGTATTCTCAAGACACTAGATCATTTGTTGTTGAAAGTGATGTTCAATTAACAGAACAAGAAATACAAGATATAGCTTTGGGATGTAGTTTAACAGATGGTTACACTTACGAAGGTGGTGAACAAGATAAAAGATTTAAAGCTACTTTTAAAGGTACAGAGTTTGGAGATGATACTCAAACAGAGTATGGTGGAGATGAAATAAAAGAGGAGGATGATGATGCAGGAGATGAATAAAATAGATGAGTTTGTAGGTAAAGTTCATACTAAATTTATGGATAAACCTAGAACACCAGAACAAAGTATGGTTGCTGATTTACAATTTTCAGCTAATTTAATGAAAATGGCTATTTGGAATTTAAAAAGATGGTCAAAGACTACTAACAAGCCTAATAAGGCATGGAAGGATATACTTAAAAAAATAATAAAGGAGGAACAATAATGCAATTTTTAGGAAAAACACCAAAAGATTGGAAGGCCCTTGAACTGTATTACAGACGTGAATGGTTATGTTTTGTATGCGGATTTATACTAGGCGTTTTAATTTAATTAACATGACAATTAAGGGTGTTCGTACATTTCTTTGTACGACACCTTTAATTTTTTATACTTATCCAATAATTTTAAATATTTTAATTTCCATTGATGCTTAATCTTGATTGATTTTGCTTTTTCTTTTTTTGCTCTATCAAGTTTAACCATATAACCTAATAACAAATTACGGCCTACGGCCTTGTCTGTTGTATTTTTTATAAGATCGCTTTTCAGACTTGGACTTCGATTTTTTATGTACACGTATTCTCTTTTTAGGTTTAGGTCTTGGATGAAATTCCTTGAAGTTTTGTTTCGCCATTTATTTTATCTTTAACATCAATTATGTTTTTTAAAGTTTCAATTTCTTTGTCTTTAACGATAACTTCATTAGTATAAGATTTTAAAACATTTTGCAACGCATCAAGTAGAAATTTGATTTGTTGCATACCCATAAATTTAACAGCCATAAATAGTTTAGTTTCTTTAGCTGTCATACGTACAGACATTTTACCATCTTTTACAACACTAAAACCATGTCTTTGCATTTCATTATCAAATTTACTTATCCAATCAATACCATTAATATTCATCATGGTATCAATTTTAGATGCATCATATTCATTTAAAACTTCATATAGTTTATTAATCATTTCTTCTCCTTTTTTAATTTTACTCATATACAGACTTTACCATTGTTAATGTTTGTTGCAACAATTCTTTTTGAGTTCCCCATTTTTTTGTAAAAGATTTAGGACTATAATGATAAGCGTCTTTACCTTGTCTGTGATGTCTTGGACATAATGGTATAACTTCAAAATTACTAGCTTTGCGCCCGATACCTGTAAGGTTTTTTATGTGATGTAGTTCAGCAGGGCTGTCTGGAAAACCCATTTTATTGCAGATCAAACAACCTAGACCAGCAACTTTATTCATGTGGTCTTTTTCTTGTTTAGTTTTTGTACTCATTGTAATCAAAATCTTTTTTGTAAAAAGTTCTACTACCTATCTTTTTGATTTTAAGTATATTTTTATTGGCAATAATCATTTCATCACCAACTTCATTGTGTGAGAATGACATAGTAAAAATATGATTGTATTTTGTTTTTTTAATTAAATACCCTTCAGTAAAACATACTTCACAAGTATCTTTACTGGCCTCTTTGATGTCTTTCCATTCACATGAAGACGCATGATCCTCCCACCAACATTCATATTTATCTAGTTTGTAGTAATATGGGTCTTTTCGTTTAATCTTTTTTGAGGCCATAATGTTTTGCTTCTTTCATTTGATTAATCATTTTGGTTTTCCATGTTTCAAAATTAATTTCAATCATTTTCTTTTCCCAATTCCATTTAGCTTCTTCACCAACAGCATCAGCTAATTCATCAATGTGTTGTTTATATCTATCATCAGATCGTGCTTCACGTTCTTGAGCATTGACGCTATCCAATTTACCTGTATTGGAATTTATCATTTTTTCTTTCATAATCACAGCCAATAATATTTTACGGCCATGTTGTAATCTTTCTAGGTTTTTCTTAGCTTTTGCATGGTTCGTACCGATTTCTCGTAATTTATGCATATGCTGTTCTGTTATTTCTTCACTCATATTGATAACTCCTTCATGTTGTATGATTTTGCTCTTGCTATATTACAATGAATGATAAAACCCATTGTTTCTTTTGATGTAGCAATTGGAAATACTTTTTTACTATGTGGAAAATGACCAAACTTTCTTTTAAAAGTATGACTAGCCCAACCTTCTTTAAAACCTTTTTGTTTAGCATAATACAACAATTCAGCATAAAACTTTTGTTTGTCATCTGTCTTAACTTTCATTTTAGGAAGTTCTACTAATCTACCTTGTTGTATAAGTATAGCTTGTTCTTTTTTGGTAGGTACAAATGAACAATTAGGACACTCTGGTTGTTCTTTAGAAGGTTTATAAACTGTATCACATTGGACACAAGTAAATGGTTGTTTCTCAATTGGTTCTACAACTTTTTTTTCTTTTTGTTTTATTTTAGATACGGTCAATTCCCAATTAGGTACATCTTCTGGAAACCCATGCTCATATACACATCCAGAATGATCTATGATCAATGTATCTTTTTTATTTTGAGCAGGTCGTAATGCTCTACCAACCATCTGTAAATACATAGAATAAGATTTAGTGGGCCTTGCTATAATTACACATGAGATTTTAGGTTGATCCCAACCCTCTGTCAGTACCATACAATTAGATAAAACTTTTATTTTATCATCTTGTAAATCTTGTAATACTTTTTCACGTTCTATTTCTGGCATCTCACCATCTATGTGACCCGCAGGAATTCCATTTTGTTTAAATATATTTGCAATGTATTTAGAATGTTTAATAGATGTACCAAACACAACAGTAGGTCTGTTCTCACCATACTTTATCCAATGACTTACAATATCACCAACTAATTTAGGTGTATTCATTCTAGTGTCTAATGCTTTTTTTTCATAGTCACCTGCCATGATACGAATGTTTTGTAAATCTGGTATTGATGGGGCAACTATTCTGTTAGGTACTAAATAACCTTTTGCAGTTAGTTCTTTAATTGTACCGCAATTGACTAATTCCTGATAAATATTACCAAGACCACGCCCATCATTTCTACATGGTGTTGCAGTTAAACCAATTACCCATGCGTCTGGGTAAGTGTTTATTAAATCTTGGAATGATTTAGATGTACTTCTGTGGGCCTCATCCAATATAATTACATCAGCTTGTGGTTTAACAAAATCATCATTGTCTTTTCTTGCTGAAAATGTTTGAACACTTGCAACTTGAACATCAGAATAAATACTACCAGACTTACCTGCCATTATAACTCCATGTTTAATATCAAAGTCAGCAAGTTTTCTACTACATTGCATAACAAGTTCACGTCTGTGCGCTACAAACATTCCAAATCTATTATTTTTAACTAAGCCTTCCATCATTGAACAAGCAATAACTGTTTTACCGCTACCTGTAGGGGCAACTAATAATATTCTTTTTTTACCTTCTCTAAAATGTTGTCTAATATCTTCAATTGCTTTTTTTTGATAATCTCTCAATAAGTTCATTAGTATCTTCTCCATATATCGTTTAATTGAAACATAACTTCGTTTAGATTTTCTGGTGGTACACATGATTTTGCAAATTCAATAGCTTCACCTTTTGCGTAATCATAACTCTCACCACGTTTTTTTATAGCTATTAATATTTTAACTAATTGTGCATGACGTTCACCTGCATTGATACCGTAACGAAGTGTGCCTGTGTATTTGCCTTTGTATGTTGATGGTTTATAATCCATCTTAATAGTTTTTTGCTCTGGCCTTTTTAATTCCAAACCTTCTTTGATTTCCTTCATGGTGTAAGGCATATCAGTTGTACATTGAATTATTTTTACAGGATAAGGATTTTTTTTGTGATGATAAAAACCTGCAACTCTCATAATTCTAGGTAAATCTTTTACAACAGGGTCAGAATTAAATTTAGATGCTAATGCTTGTTGATACAAAGTAAAACTTTCTAACGGCATATCTTTTACTAACCAATAACAATGGTATTTTTTTGGCGAAGTATTTACAATTAGATTAGGTGGAATATTAAAACTATCTGGTAATGGTGTACCATCTAAATCTATAAACACAGCCCTAATCTTTTCTATGTTTTTAGTTGTACGACCAAGACCATTGGTTTCATTAACTGTAAAATATATACCTGCACCTTTACTGTTAAGTTCAGCCAATTCGTGAAAGTGTACTTTTATACTTCCGTGTAATTGTTTTATTAATCTCTTGTTTAGGCCCTTATCATCAAATGTTTGGAATGAATGATGTTTGCCAAAATAATCAAGAAACATACTGTAATGAGAATTTTCGTTAAAACTATTCACAGCGATAACCTATTACTAAATAACCTTGTATAGTGTAATGACCTGCTCTTATGTCATCAGTTCCTTCTTTGTATTCTAATTGATCTAAAATATGATTGCCATAATCAAAACAATCTTCCATTGGACTTTTGTATAAAGAAACTTGAATTAGATTACAGGAAGCGCAAGTTAAAATAAAAAATATTATTTTTGTCATTTGCTCTCCTCCAAACTTTCTTCCCCCCATCTAATTTTAGCACCTAACTTACCTGCTACTACTTTTTTTTTTCTATTTTTAATTTGTTCCTTACGTTCAGCTTCAGCTTGGATACATATTAAATATTTTTTATTATCTTTGCCTTTTACTTCTTCAAATAGATGTTTAATTTTAGGTAAAATTTTTTCAATTTTTTGTAATCTACACCCACACATTTTGGCAATTGTTTCATTATCAAAAGGTATATGAAAACCTCTCCATGCATGGCAAAATAGTAAAATATATGCACCTTGTTCTTCTAAAGATAGTTTTAATCTATTTGGGTCACTTATCCAATCACTTGCATAAAATTGAAACGCAGGTGCTTGTTCGTCTGTTATTGATTTTCTCATATTAATTTTGTCCTTGAGTTTAGTTAATTTTGTTTTAAACCAAAAAGAAATAGGTGTCAATAGGGGTATCTTGTGTGCAGTTGGAGGTGAAGGTGAAGATGAAGGTGAAGGTGAAGGGCTATTTTTTGCCATTAGCAAAACGATAGCACTTTTTAGCAGACCTATAGCGGTGCTATAGCGGTGCTATACAAAATTGTTGAAAAATAAAGGGGTATGAGGCGGAAAACTAAACTTAGAGAGAGAAAGAAAAAACCGCCCCATACAGAAGGTATATTTTTACCCTAAATTGTGGATGGGCTACGCCTACCTTACAGGCGCAATTTGTAAATCTGGTCTAATGTATTCTATATCAAAATCACCAAGTTTTGCAATCTGATATGCTCTAAATGGTGGTATTACTTTCCATTTTGATACTGCTGGATGTGAAATACCTAACATTCTAGCTAAATTTTTACCACCGTATTGATTAACGATTTCTTTTTTTCGTTCCATTGCTATTTTAAGATTGGTCATAATATATATTTTTTATTCTTAATAGATACTTCATTGTTTCTTCAGTTTCTATTAGTTCTTTTGTGGTTGATAATATAGCTTCAGCTTTGTTAGTGTGTTGAGGAATTACAGATGACTTATCTATATTCACAACATCTTTTTCTAATCGTTTAGCTTTTGCTTCAAGTTCATTTATTAGTTCTGGTAATATTGTAGCCATGCAAAAAGTTATACATTTTTATTAACATATGTCAATTAATCTTTGACTTTAGTTAATTCGTATGAAATAACGCTATCAATTAAATAATAAATATACAAAAAAGGACAACAAAATGACAAGTATAATAGCAGGTAGTGGAGATGCACCACGTTATCCAAGTGTATCAGTTGGCGTTCACAAAGCCAGATGTGTAAAGATTATTGATCTAGGTACACAAAAATCAGATTTTAACGGTGAGGTTAGTTGGAAACGTCAAGTTCTAATTATCTTTGAAACACCAGAAGAACTGAATAGTGAAGGACAACCATTAACAATCAGTAAGTTCTATACGTTATCATTACATGAGAAATCTAATCTTGGTAATGATTTAACTTCATGGAGAGGTAGAGCATTTAGTGAGGCAGAAAAACAATCATTTGATATTTCTAAATTACTTGGTGTACCTTGTTTATTGAATGTTATGTATAAGAATGGGAAACCAAGAATATCATCTATA